AATACTCATAACAATCTTCAAAGGTTGGATTCCATTGGTCTTTAATGGCTAAAGCTTTTTTATACCGAGTCATCAGTTGTTTTACAGGAGAATCTTCGGGATTTATATCTGCTGATGCGGGTTTATAATCTACTACCATATTTTACCTAAATTTTTTATTTATCCATTTGTAACAAAAGTATACGCCTAAACCTAAAAGTATATAACAAATACCATCAAACCAAGATAGATTATGTGCCCAATCTAAGGTTTCAACATTGGGCATATTAGACTCCTAAAGTATCACGTGTTTGTAAATTACCTTGTACTTGGAATCCTTGACCTCCACGTCTACCTGATAATAAACCTCTTCTACCACGAGTACCTGATGCTTGTGCTACTCTATCTTGAAATTGCTGTTCTTTTAATTTACTACGTTCAGCCATTTCTTCTCTTCTTGCGGCGGCTCTTTGTCTGCGCAAAGATTCATCTTGAGGTGGTGGTGGTGGTGGCGGCGGTGATGGACTACTTCCTACACACATTATCGTCTCCTTTCGTATATGCTTTTAGGTTTTAAATTAAAAACATTAAAATTTCTTTTTGCTATTATAGGTTTACTAGATTTATTACCCATTGTCAAAGTTCTTCCTTCTCCTGCTCCTAGCAATAAATATTGTAACGCATCATGTATATGTGAAAATCTATTTTTATTAGGCTTTTCATCATAGCGTTCTCCACTTACTTGAAGTCTACGATAATGATAACCGCCTGTAAATCCTTTGATTAAGTTATGACATTTTTTATCTACTAATAAACCACTTTCTCCATCAACCATTCTATTAAGTGTAGCATTTACTGATTCTAAACGTAAACTTACATCATTGCTAGGTGCGGGTCTTGCCATAATACCTAAGCCTTTAAGTATTTGAAAAGGTGTGTTTTCATCTGTTTGTACTCTATGGTCACCTGCAGGGTCGCCAAATATTTGGAATGGTCGTGGTAAATATTTAGTCATGCTCATTTTCATTAGTTCTGCAAATCTTACTATACCCATATCTTCTGCTACTAGTTCTTCACAAACTATCCACCGATTTCTTATTTTTTGTGCAAATACACAAGCAGGTGTTAAACCAAAATCTATACCAATAAATATAGGAAGTTGCGGTGCAAGAGCAAGTTCTCCTTTAGCTACATGAACATCAGTCCTAAAAGATTCATAGACTGGTTTACCATCTTCTATTTGTCCTAGTTTATTTAAAACATAAACATCAATCCATGATTTTGTTTTACCTCGTATTATATTTTGATAATAATTTGCTGTTAGATTTTTACTATTTTCTTGTTTAGGATTTTCTTTATAACTTTCTATTTCTTTTTCATTATTACGTTGTTCTAGTAATGCAGGTGGTTGATTCCAAAATTTCCAGTTATCTGGTGTTATCAACATCTTAGCTTCTTGTTTACTTATATAGTCTGGTATAATAGATTCACCTGACATAATGCTCCACCAATGGTCTGTATCAGGGGGGTTGGTATCACAGATAACACCATACCAAGTCGGGCCGCCATCACGCATAGAAGGAAAACGGCCCACACGCATAGAACAAGCATCAATAATTGACTTAGGAATTTCTCTAGCTTCATTAATCCATACTCCTGTAAGTTCTAAAGATAATAACTTCTTAACATCTTCAGGTCTATCTAAAGCTAAAAATATAACTTCTAAATCTATATCACCTTTTTTTATCTTATGTGTATAAGGAACACTCCATGTAAATGTTCCCCAATCTTCTTCAGGAAACCAATCTAACCATGTTTTAATTGTTGTTGTTTTAAGTTGTGGATTTGTATTTCTTATAACTGCCCATCTTGATTTACGTATTCCATCTTCTGATTTTGCTTGAGTTATAGCCGTTTTAATTATTTCTATACAACACGCTACAGATTTGCCTGAACCAACTGGCCCACGTATACCTCGGAAAAAACTTTTATCTTTTAAAAAATTTTTAAGAGTCTCACCATGAGGTTTATAATTTAGTGATGCCATAATCTATTGCTAACTTTATAAGTTTTTCTCGTGCATTTTCTGATAACGATTCAATAATTCTATCAGCTTCATAATTTGTACATTGGTCTTTTGGGTAATGTTTCATATGTTGTGTTTTCACAACTGTGCGTAATGTATCTACTTCTTTTATACTTAATCGTGTAAATAATGTCATGTTCTATATCGTTTTGTTTTCTTTGCTATTTTTGCAGGTTGTCTACTAAATTGTCTACCTAATAATTTATCTCTTCTTTTTTTACGAGTTGTCGCCGCATATTCTTTAGACGATAAACTTTTTATTGCTTTTGAAGGTAGATAGCGTTCTCCTGTTTCAGAAGATTTTTTACCCGACTTGGTTCTCCATTTTTGTTTAGACCATTTAGATAATGAGTTTGATGATTTTTTTGCACCACTATAACCACCACCTGCTTTCTTGTAAGCTTTGACTGCGGCTTGGGCTTTTCTACCTGACCATTGACCTGCACCTGTACCATGACTAGCTTGTGCTTTTATACGAGCAACAATTCTTTTCCATAATGAAGGCTTTGTTTTTGTTGCAGAATGTTTACTCATTTCTTTGCTCTGTTAAATGATATAGAGGTAATTCTTATATTGGCTAGATTATTATTTCTAGGGTTGCCGTCTTTATGGTCTATATCTTTTTTATCATTTTTCTTTACTCTTTTTAGACGCATAAGAAGTCTACGCATTTTATTGCGGTGTGCTCTGTCTTTTTTTTGTGGCGAAGAAGATTGGAATTTATTATATTCGTCTTTATAATCTCTTTCCATTTTACTGATTTAAAATTAATTTTTTAGCCATACTTTCTGCAACTTCTTTGCTATATCCTTTAATCATTTTACCTTCTATATAATCTTTTATTTGCTGATTTTTATGTCTAAGCATTTCTTGTTTTTCATTATCTAATATTTTGTTAGCAATCTTTTCCATTTTTTTTATTCGGTTCATTATCTACTGCGTCCTCTTTGGTCTCGTGTTTTTTCTTTTTTTTCTTCTTCTTGTTTTTTCTGACTTCTTAGTTTTTTTAATCTTTCTAAATTTTTCTTACGAGTAAGAACACGTCCACCACCTTTTGATTTAGGCACGTCTGATGTACCATCTCTTTTTTTTAGTAGTGCTTTATATTTTTCAGGTTCATCTCTTCTAAATTTTCTATTACGTAACAAGCGAAAATCTTCTGCAGTTAGTTTACCATCTTTATTTGTATCTAATTTTTTTTGATTACCTTTTGGTGATGGCCCACTTTGTGTTCCTGTTTTTCCTTTGCCTGTTGTTTTAGCAACATCATCTTTATTATTTGGTCTTTTTGGTGGAGCAGGTTTTTCTTTTGCAGAAGGAATAGATTCTTTTTTAGTATCTTTCATTACAGTACTTGCACCATCTCTAATTTTATTAAAGTTTGTTTGCATTGTACCTGAACGCATTTCCATTCTTTCGTTATCGGATTCACCTCTTTTTTTATTACTATACTGTCCCATACGAGCACGTAGTGTAAAGTTAGTTGGTTCTTTTCTTAATAATTTTCTTCTACGTTGTCGGACTCTTTGTGCATTATCCATTTTTTTTACTCCTTAGTATTTTTCTTTTAACACTAGCAGGTAAATCTTTAAAGTGAAATAATTTTTCACTTGTTTTATTATGTGTCTTACCTGTATGTGTTTCTCCATTAGGCATTTTATGAGTACCACCCTTATGGACTGACCCATCTTTTTTATAATGAGCAACACCTTTCATTAGTAACCTTTTTTCATAGGTTTCTTTTTTTTCTTCATATTCTTCATTGGTTTCATTTTACCGGGCATTTTACTTTCCTTTCTTTTTTTTATTTTTTAATCGTACTGACATACGCTTTGCTTTGGCTCTTGCATCTGCCTTGCTTGACGCACCCCATGCACGTAACGATAACAGAAGTCGTGTGGGTTTACCATCTTTATATTCAGGCCCACGCATATTTCCCATTCTTGCGAGAAAAGATGCACGTCTTGGATTATCTCCACGTTTAACAGGAGGACGTAATGTACCTCCTTTATAAGATGCACGACCTTTAGCATTTAATCCTCCCTTCGGATTCTTACCTGCCTTTCTTTGCCATGCGGGTGTCTTTGCCATAACCGAACCTTACAACAAAAAAAAATAAAAAGCAACGAACCTTGAACAACTTTAACGAGAGTAAGGTACTACCTGTATTGATGGTGCAGGTGTTTTTTAGACCCCATGCCCTATAACTAGGTCATGGCGTGGTAAAAAACATTATACTGCCACAGCCACCCTTCGGGCAGTTAGTAGGTGTGCCAAGAGGCACTCTTTATGTTGGTGGTGGCTAAGATAAATCGATATTGATTGAGAAATCACCCTTGACGAGGTGTTGATGTTTATCTGGTGCTTTGAATCCTGCCCTATCGAGTATATCCTTACTAGCTTCAAGCTGTACATACTCTGATTTCGCATCAGTACATAGTCTGAGTAACGTACTACTTGCTTTAGTGGCACTCAATCCTAATGTGCGTTGTATTTCCTGATTCATATACTCTTGTACCTTGGGAGTTCGTAGCATCTTACTTGCACTCACTCTTGCTGAATTTCCCTTATAACCTGCAATCTTTGACGCTTTGGTGATTGTGCAACCTGTAGCTACGAGTGTATCTACAAGCAACTTAGCTTTGGGTGATATTTCTGGATTATTTATTGCTTTGTTCATAACAACTAACTCTTCTTATACTTGGTAATATTTGATTTGTCAACATACCTGTTCTTCAATGATGAAGAACCAAATCAGTCTTACTCCAAAGACAATGGACTTACTTTAAAAGTAAGCAATCTAAGTGATAGAAAGATAATAAGGGATAACTTATGAATAAGTTATACATAATTATATATAGTAATTTACCTGAAGGCCTTGGCAACCATAACCGTATTTTATTACCTATTAGAAGTGCAAAAGTGCTTCGCCCATTATCTTGTCTTCAGGCCAGACGGGCCTCAACAATTAATTACCAAACGGGGGTAAGTCCCCCCGCCTACCTAAGTAGGTAGCCGACCCCCATAAGGCCCAATTAATTGTTGACTTCAAATAGGTAATAAAAGACGGAAGGTTACCTAAGCCCTTCAGGGAAATTACTATGACGGGCAAGGGTGATAATATTAACATTAAAATGAAAGTATATAAAAATGACTAAAACAACTAAAACTAAATATAATAAAATACATTACAAACCAGAAGAACTAGCAGAACTTACAGAAATAATGAATAAGTTAGCGAAGTTTATTGGCAATCAAACTGTACATTCAGTAAACGACGATAAATGGAACGTAACAAAATCAATTATGGCAAAGATTGGTAATTCTGTTTGGTCAGTAATTCAGAGTCAAAAACAAAGAATCGAGACTTGTTTAAATGTAATGTCCGACCTTGAGAGCAAAGGCATTGATGCCAGAACCAAGACAAACGAGCAAGGACGTAACGAATACATAACTGAACAAATGAAGATTCCATTATTTGAATCTAATATTGTTGAATGCAAATCTATTGAACAATTAGTTACACATTCTGTAGAGGAGGTAATGGGTCAAACTATGCTAAGAGGACAACAACAGACAAAACCTGTTGAACCAATGTCTGTTAAAGATGTTAGAAAAAGATTAGCAAACCTTGACTTCTAGTGCTGATAAATAACTACAAAAGAGAGGGAACTTCGGTTCCCTTTTTTTTTGTCCAAAAAAAAAATTTTTTCGGCTCCGCTTCGCTACGCCGACTATTTGGTGTGCCTAAAGGCACTCATATTCTTAATGATAAAATTATTATTCAAGAGTATACAACAATGCTATCATATGACGGCTAAATCCTTCCTTAGTCGTCATGTGATTGCATATCCATCAGCCCATCTGGGTGGCAATCATTT